TTTCAGGTAGAAAGGTTAACGGTGCTTATAGGAATGTTATTGTGCCGTTAAGGCAGTTAGCAGGGGAGAATGGAATAGGGAATCGATTCATCCACAGGTATAATCCCGAAAGGCTGATTTATGTACCTAAAAATATTACTTGTTACGTTGAGGGTGCTAATGATAGTGGTAGTGAGGAACGTATAAGAGGTATGACAATTCAATGTTGGGTGGGTGATGAGGTAACGACATATCCTGAAAACTTCGTTATGCAGGCAATGGGTCGTTGTTCGGCCGGTAAGAGATTGAAGTTCCTTACCTGTAATCCTGACAGTCCACAACATTATTTTAAGGTTAAGTTTATTGATGCGATAGAGTCAGGTGAGATTAATGGTCGTGTATGGTACTTCGATATAGAGAAAGACAATCCCATATTAGAAAAGCCATATATTAACCAATTGAAGAAGTTATATACAGGAGTATTCTACGAAAGATATATATTAGGCAAGTGGGTTATTGCCGAAGGGGTGATTTATGACAAGTTTCTACGAAGCAATCATGTCGTTGATAGTGCTCCTATTGATAGCATTGTTGATTGGTATGTTGGTGTTGATTGGGGATATAAGAATCCTATGGCAATGCTTCTAATTGGTATTACAGGCGACAAGCAGTATTATGTTGTTGATGAGATATATAAGACTCGACAGGTTATTGATGATAGCTTGAAGAGTTTGATTACTTGGAAGCAACCGACATCGGGGTTTGGTGATCCGTCACGACCTGAATACATACAACAGTTTTCAGACATAACAGGTATAGATCTATTCTCTGCCAGTAACGATGTGGTCGAGGGTATTCAGGAGGTACAAAAACAATTTGTGCAGAGAGATAATGGAGAGTACGGATTGTATATATGTAAGAGATGCGTGAACACAATTAAAGAGATTGAGAGTTATAGATGGAAAGAAACCAAAAACGGTATATCAAAAGACGAGCCTGTAAAAGAAGGAGATCATGCTATGGATGCATTGAGGTACGTTATTTACAGTACACGTGATACATACAATTTCAACGATATGCCAAACATAACCAGAGGTTTGAAAGAGGGGGCTAATCCGAATGTTTAAGATAGGATGGGTAAGACATAAATTTAAGACTTTATTTCAAGGGCGAAACGAGAGTCCAGTTGAGTCCCTGAAGCCGTTAGTTCGTACTATACAATCACCTATTCAAAAGCAGATATTAAATAGGGCGTTAGAAGAAGCCGCAGGACTGGAAATGCCGTTACGAAATCCAGATGCGTTATTAGATGAGAAAAGTGAGACATTACGGTTGTATGACACTATGATGCTCGACGATAGAATTAAGTTTTCAATTGATCTGAAAAAAGCGTTAGTTCTTCATGTACCGAGCCACACACAGCCGGCAAGTGATGAGGATAAAGATAAGGAGATTGCACAGGCATTTGAAGACAACCTTGCGGGCTTGAAGTTGCCTACATGGTATGATACATTGCATAATCTACTTGATGGTATGGTGTATGGCCACAAAGAAGGCGAGATTATATGGGGCCAGGATAAGAAAACAGGCAGGTGGGTATGGGAGCAGTTAAAGTTTCAACATCCTATAATGTTTGATTTTAAATATGATGAACATAAGAATTTAGACTATGTTGCTTATGGCAGTTATTTTGGGAATGATACACAGATACCTGCAGATGAATTTTTCAGTAAGTTTTTATATTACGTCAATCCTTATTTGAAGGACACTAATTATTACGGTGATTCGGACTTACGGGAAGTGTATTTCGATTGGTGGTCAAAATTTAAAATCAAACGGAATAGGAATGTTTTTTTACAGGGATATGGTATGCCGATTCCAGAGATTAATTATGTAGCAAGTGAGATGACAACTACTGAAATAAGTGAGTTAGATAGTATGTTTCAGAACTGGCAAGAGAGTATGTACATCAAGATACCAGGTAAGCGTAACAAAGAGTCGGGTGTAATCAACCCGAAATTTGAAATTAATTGGGTACAATTGAATCTCAAGACAGGAGATGACCCGTATAGTAAGACGATCGATTCTATTGATAAATGTATTACACGTAAGTTATTGTTGCCTGATAGATTAGGGTTTACTGAAGAAAAAAACGGATCTAATGCAATGAGCAATAAGACATTTGATATTTTAATTATCGGAATTAAGGAACTGCATACTCGATTAGAGGCTACTATGGTGGGCCATGTTAAAAGGTTTGTTGATTTTAACTTCCCGAATGTTGAGCAGTACCCAGTTTGGAAGTTCGATGAAATAGATAAGGATATGGAGACCGAGTTACTGAAGACGTTGTTAGAGAAGGGCGTTATCGATAAGCGTGAGAAGTGGATAAGACCGCAGGTAGGCATACCGGAGTTAAGCGAGAAAGAACAGGAAGAGGTGGATGAGGCTAAGGAAGAAGACGTAAAGAAACAACAGGAACAATTCGGTCAACAAGGAGGGCAGAATGGATTTGGTAATAATGGTAATAGGAATTTTCCTCCTCCTGTTAATAACGTACCTCCTGCTGGAAAAAAAGATGAAAAACTTAAAGCCCCTACTTCCAAAGTAAACTTCAAACAGATAGAGGATAACTTTGATACCTTCGAGGCTGACTTTATGCGTGATTATAACGAGATAATGGCAGAACAGGATGACCGTATAATCAGGGCGATTGAGAGTAAGAAGATCATTGAGAACAAGGATATGAAGGGCTTGAAGAAGATTAAGATAGTTAAAAGCGGGCTCAAGAGGTTATTCTCTCTGTACTACGCTAAGTTGTATTTCACAGGCAAGAGCGATGCCATATCAGAGGTTAAGGGCAGTGTTGAATTACAGGACGATACATATAAACTACAAGACGTAGAAGACTTGAAATGGCTTAGTCGTGACTGGATAGACAATTACTTAAAGAAGTACGGCGCGTTAGGTACGTTAACAACAGCCGACAAGAAGTACCTGACAGATTTAAGGGATCGGGCGTTCTTTATTACGGGTCAAAAAGAGGATAGTGTACTCAAGATAGTATATAACACGATTGAAGAGGGTAATCGTTCAGGCTTGGCTACGAAGGTCATTATAAGTCAAATCCAGACAACCTTACAGGAAGACCGACAGGCACACGCCTTAACAATAGCACGTACTAATGCAAGTGATGCTTATAATACGGGTAGGATGAATACCTTTACTAATCCTGCTATTGCTCCGTTTGTAGAGGCGTTTATGTATGATGCTATTATGGATGGGCAGACTACGGCGTTCTGTAGAGAGCATAACGGGCAGATCATTAAGGCTGACGACCCCGATTTCTTCAGGATTAACCCACCGAACCATTATAACTGTAGAAGTATATTAGTGCCGATTACAACAGGCGAAAGCGAGGTAGCGGGCAGTGAGTTTTATAATTATCAGGATAAGAGAGATGTGTGGGGTACAGGCATAGAAGCTACTGTACAACCAAGCAAAGGATTTGGCGGATGAAACAGTCAATCGAAGAAAGCAAGAGAGCGAAAGACCAGGATTTAATCCGGAAGAAGCAAAAGGAGTTGTTTAATAAGAACTATGCTACCCGACCCGGAATAGCGCTAAAAGTTCCTGCTGAAGTGTGGGATAGGATATTTAAGGATAAGGAGGAAAAGAAATGAATGGAGTAATTGAATTAAAGGTAGTCAATGATGAAGTTAAGATTAAGGTTGAGGGGCTTAATCCTATTGAGGTATTAAAGTTATTACTTGGTCTATGTCAGGATGCGGTACATAAGATTAAGACCGTACCAGTAGAACCGAAACGTATTATTAGGCCGAATTTCAATTTAGATAATAAGGTGATTAATATTAATAAGGCAATTAAAAATTAGGGGGTTAGTATGGATGTAGAATTAGTTGATTTAACCGATGTCGAGATAGCACATCCCGGCACGTTTCAAGCACAGACGGGTAAGGTTACCATAACAGAGGACACGATAAATGACTTCGTGAAAAACTATGAAGCCGGTGTGTATGTGCCGTACTTGAATTTAGATCACGATGATAAATTGACCGACCGTGTTAAAGATGCTCTCAAGGTATCTCGTTTAGGGTCGGTGAATAAGTTATGGAAAGCTGGTCAAAAGCTAATGGCTAATTTTACGGGTGTACCCAAAGGAATAGCAGATTTTATTAAAAGCGGTGCGATGAATTTACGCAGTGCTGAATATCGAAAGAAATGGATTATGTCCGCAGACAATATCAAGGATAATGTCCTTGAGGCAGTCACGTTTTTCGGTAAAGGTAAACCTGCCATAGACTTGGAACCGTATATACCAGTTCTTTACAAAGACAATCCAATCGAACAGGATGGTGAATTAGTATCCGTAAATTTAAAACAGGAGGTATCAAAGATGCCTAAGATTGAAGTTGAAGAGCAGGAATATAAAGATATGCTCAAACAGATTTCTCAAACTGAAAAGTTAAAGGCAGATGCAGAAGCATCGGAATCTAAGATAGAAAGACTTAAAGGCGAAAACAAGACTCTTAAAGATAACGAAGACGCTACTATTAAGATGAAAGAAGACGCTGAAAAGTTGAAAGCTGATATCGTAAAAGCGAAAGAAGCCGATTTAAAATCCGTTGCTGAAGCGTACGCAGACAGTATCATCTTCGCTTAAAAAGTTGAGCCCAAATATAAAGAGATGATCGTTGATAATTTTATCAGACTCAAATCAGACGAAGATAAATTTAAACTTTTCAAAGAGGATTTAGAATCTCGGAATGAGATTAAACTCGGTGTAACCATTACTGACGATTCAGGTAATGGGGATGAAAAGATTGAGTTAAAAACTCCCGATTACACGAGAACAGGTAAGAAAGGCGAAGAGTATTTAGAAGAAGCCGAAACAAAGTTTTATGAAGATGCAGACAAGAAAATCAAAGCTAAATTAAAAGCTGATAATCTTGAAATGACATCTGAAAATTATGTTAAGGTTGCTGAATCTCTTGGTCTTGCTGATCCGACAGGGGGTGCAGCATGAGTATAAAAAGAGAACGAACCAAACAGGATTATGTCATAGACGATTCCTGTGCCGCTTATGTTGATCTGACAGCGTTACATCTTTGTATGGTAGTCGCACGTGGTGCGGCAGCTAATGCAAATATGACCGTTACAACTCCTGCCGCGCAAGGTGATCTTGTCTATGCTGTCCTCTTGAACGCTCCCGATGAGGGCGAAACGGCTGAATTAGGTCTTGACAGTATTCAGGAAGTCAGGGCTTATGCGGCGTTTAATGCAGGTGTTGAGTTGACAGTTAATGGTGCTACCGGGCGTGTTGAAGGTGCTGCAAGTGGTGATTTTGTTTGTGGTACTGCAAGAGAAGCGTCAGGTGGAGCAGGCCATTGTGTATCAATGGCAGTAAAATGTTACTATAAACCATAGGAGGTAAGTAATGTCAAGAATATATGATGAAACAATAGCCGACACCAATTCGTACTTATCGAATATGGCGACTGGTTACAAAATGCGTGCTTCGGTTGCTGAATTTGTTGCTCCCAGTTTTGCAGTAAAATTGGAAGCCGGTAAATATGTTGAATACGATAAGAGCATATTTAGGATATGGGATGACAAAATCAGTGGTGAAGAAACAGCAAAAGAAATTCAGTGGGACGTTGATGAAGCGACTTATGCTTGCGAAGAGTATGGAATGGCTAAGTTTGTGTCAGATAAGAAAAAGGCACAGGCGGTTGATCCTATTCGTTTGGATAGGGACGCGACAAAGAATTTAAAACGTTTTCACACAATGGCAAGAGAATACAGAGTTAACGTTATTGCCGGTAGTACGGCAATAGTGACACAGACCGCAGCAATCGCAGCCGCATGGGCTGGTGCAGCGGGAACGCCTGTGACTGATATTCTTACAGGTATGTCGACAGTTAATATCGCTACGACAGGTTATTTACCCAACAGGATATTAATCCCGACCCCTGTAGCTATACGGGCGATACAGACAACTCAATGGTTGAGTTACTTTCAGTATCGTGGCGATGTCGCAAAAGCGTCAGATCCGTTAGTCAGCTTCGTGGCTGGTCTAAGGATTTTCGGTCTGGACCCGATGTTATCAGACATTTATGGGTTGAGTGAATATAAGTGTACTGCATCAGACCCAACGGTTACGGAACAGATGTGGGATGACAATGTACTGTTGTTTTACTGTGAGCCGACGCCAAGTTTAGAAACACGTACGTTTATGTATAGTCCTTTCATCAAGAAGGATTATTTTTATACAACCCGTGAGCCAAGACGCAGAGGAGTTTATCACGATATCTATAGTGATATAGATGAATTGTTGGTAGACGCAAGCTGTGCTTATCTTTTGACAAATTGTATCTAAACGATAGGGGGGAGCAATCCCCCCATTTTTAAAGGAGAAGGGAAATGGAAAAATGGAAACTTATTAAAGCGATATTAAAGGGAACTCCAGTGATGTATAATATTGAATTAGTATGCGATACCCACATAAAAATAATAACAAATAAGATAGAATCTTTTGGATGCACGATTAACGATAGGCGTGTATGTAGAGGTGTTAAGAAGAAAGCAGGGAAATTAATCGAGGTGAAATAATGGCATATAGCAGTGTAGCGGAATTAAGAGACAATGTACCACGTATAACAGTAGCGGTAATGAGTGATATACTTGTTGGGGCGAGAATTGACGCGGCTGACGATACGGTGGTAGCGGATTTAGGGAATGTAGTTGACTTTACTTTGGTTACGGACACCCCAGCCGGTGCGCCCCGTTTTATAAACAAGCTAAGTCAATACAAGACAGCCGAGTTATCGTTAGTGGCTAAGTTTTCAGCTAAGAGAATGAATGTCGAGATTACTGACTGGCAATACTGGCAATTAGAATATGAGAAATTACTCGATAAAATAGTAGCAGGAGAAATTGATTTAGAAGATGTCGGTATGGCAGGAATGAGTTTTACGTCTACTGCGCGTGACGGCGTTACTCCTGCACTGGGTCAGGGCGAGTTGGGTGAACACTTGAATGATGCCGATATCGAGGCACAAGTTGCTAAATACGGGAAGTCCGACCAATGATGTTAAAGATATGCAAAGAGTGTGGTCAGGAAGTCAAGGGATGTAGTAGTTGCAACCCTACGTGTCCTTTATGTGGTGGCGAGGTTAAAAAGGTCGACTTAGTGGCTTATAGATTAAAACAGGAAGAGGAAGAGGAAGAGAATGGCGAAGACAGTTAAATTTAATAAAAAAGGCATTGATTATATTGTTAGGAAAATGAATGAGCCGATTGATAACGCCCGACCGTATTTTAATATATTAGGTCTTAAGATTGACCAGGCTACACAGAGTACATTCAGGAACTTAGGTGCACGTGAGGGTCATGCAAAGTGGGCTGGTTATTCGCCGAGAACTTTGCATCCTTCATGGACATTAAAAGACGGTACAGGTCGAATAAACTGGAATAAATGGAATAAGCGAAGGGGCACTGATAATTCAAAAACAAGGAGATATAGTGGCAGTAGTAGGATGCTTCAAGCAAGTGGCTCCTTCAGAAAGTCGTTTAGGACGTTGATGATAACAAAAAATCAATTAACGTATGGAACTGTTCATCAAGATGCCGAAGCGATAATCGGTGCAAGACCTGTGCTGTTTGTAACTAACGGCGACAGGCAGTTATGGCATAGAGAGTTTGTAGGATTCTATAATAGGGGGTTGAAATTTTAATGGCTGATACAACAATGAAAAACATTATAGATGACTTAAAGACCGCACTGGAAGCGGCTATTGCAGGTGCTACGTTAAGTGCTATGACTATCTTTAAGGGGTTTAATTCCGCTCCTGAACAGGTAGCCGACACCGAGTTCCCTTATGTCATGTTAGATGACGGGGGTGAACGTACGGAATTGATTCACTCTAAGACGGCACAGGACAGATTCTTTGCGATTATGTTTGAGGTAGGATGTTATTCTATGGTTGATATTTCTACTGCTATGGATCAGGTCATGGACATATACGCAGAGGTTAAGGTTGTGTTAGAAGCACAGGCTAATCGTTTCGCAGACGGGTTTTTATGGGGTATAAGTGTAACCCCTTTTGGTTGGGAAACAGACGGTAGTTTTTATCGAGGTCGTCAGTTTATAGTTGAGTACAGACAGTTAGAAGATACGAGGTATATATATTGAGTGATCAAATATGGGTTATAAATAAGGGTACTACAGACTTCGACCGAATTGATACTGACTTAGGCAGAAGAGTAGTGATTAAACCGTTACGACCTATACAGTTACCGAGAAACATAGCTTTAAATTATATACGTAGACCGTCAATATTCTTATGTCCTGATCCTGAACGGTACTTCAATGACGTACCTTTGGAGAGATTGATTATTCGTGATGCCGGGATAGGTGACCTTTTGTTATTGGAGCCGTGTTTAAGGACGATGGCTGAAAAAGGCGGCCTTATTACAATAGCAACCCGGTTCCCTGAAGTGTTTGAGAATAACCCGTTTATAACAGAGGTCATTCAAATGGACAGTAAGGCTGACATCCCTTCAGATATAGATGTGTATGAATGGGATACCTATGAAGACCTGCGTAGTTATTCCGAAACGTGTATTGACAGAGATAAGAAGCATCGGACAGATTGCTATAATCAGAAGTTTAATTTAGAGATAGAAGATAAGGAACCGAGAATTTACTTTAAAAAAGATGAAAAGTCTATATTAAAAAAAGAGGCAGGTTTGAATTATATAGGTATAGCGTTAGACGGTAGCCATTTCTTCCGCAGATATTCATACGGAATAGAACTAATACAATACATTTTAGATCAGGATAAGAATAACAGAGTGGTTATTATAGGTGACGGATGGGAAGACGGGCAGGGTTATGTCAAGGTTAAACCCCATGATAGAGTTCTAAACTTACAAGGTAAGACTACTATAAGACAGATGATTAATATTGTACACGACTTGGATTCACTGATAGCGGTTGATACCGGAATACTTCATGTAGGTCTTTTGTTACACGTACCATCAGTAGGGATTTTTTCTATAATCGACCCGAAGTTAAGAATAGATTATTATACAGGCAGTCGAGATGTAATATATAAAAATGAAATGGACTGTATAGGTTGTGGATCGTGGTACATGGCGAAGTGTCCACATGGCGATCTGAGGAATAACCCTGACTTCATACCGCCGTGTTTACAAATTAAACCTGAAGAAATATATAATAAATTAATAGGATTAAAGAAGACTGAAGTACTTACCTTGATAGGTGAACCGATTAAGAAAGTTAATGTTAATAGGATAGTTAATATCAAATTGACAATGCCTATTATAGTGTTGAATGAAGAAAAGAACTTACCGAGGTTTATTGAGTTAGTTATGAAAAACCAGCATATTGGACGCGTGGTGGCAATAGATGGGGGGAGTACAGACAATACTGTCAGTATACTCAAGAAAGCGGGTGCAGAGGTCTATACACACTTATACAGCCCTTCGTATCACGATATGCAGGCTCTTCAGCGTAATATTAGTTT